CGCGCCCGGTCTTCGAGCGGGACACCACCGCCTGGCCCTTCGTGTTCAGCCGTCCCTCGGCCACCAGCAGGCTTGGTCCCGTGCGGCGATAGACGAAGCGCAGACGCAGCCCGCGTCGCCGTTCCCATTCACCAGGCGTGATCCGGCCGCCGCGCAGGGATTTGCCTGCGGCAGGCAGCGGGATGGCCAGCCAGAACCCGTTCTTCGACCGGATCAGCGGCCCCGTGTCATGCGCGCCGACAATGACTGGAGCCTTGGACCAGACCAGTGCTGCCGCGTCCAGGCTCTCGCCCGATCTCGGGAAGTTCTGGCTCCGGATCGAGTTGGCCAGCCGGGGCCCGAGCCCCGCGCCGATGATCTGCAGCCGCCACGCCGTCTTCAACCCGGTCCCGGCCTCGCGCATGGCGGCAGTCATCGCGCGTTCGGCCGCCGCGACCTCCGCCGCCATCATCGCGACGATGTCGGGGGCGATGTCGAGCTTCAGTTTCACGCGGGCCTCAGATCGACGGTCCAGACGAGCCGCTCGCGGTCGCGGACCGGCTCGCCCTGGATGAGAAAGGCGTCGCCGTCGATCTCGATGCGGTCGCCGGGGCTGGGGTTCGCCACCTCGGCGACGCGCAGGTCGATGCGCGTGGTCTCGGACCAGAGCCGGGCATCGCCGAAGTCCGATATGGCATCCGCGCGCCGGGCGACGGCGCGCACAAGCACGGGCGCGCCGCCGTCGGGCGTGTAGACCGCATCCCGACCGATATTCGGATCGGCGAAGAGTGCGCCCACGGCGGCGGCGAAGGCACTCATCAGAACGTCGCGTTCAGGCGCACCCGACCGATGGTGTCGCCCGCGCCGCTCGCCACCGCCTCGACGGCCGCGCCGATCAGGGTGTTGTCGGTCGCGACCGTAGTGCAGCGCTTGTTGGTGTCGTCCCAATAGACCTTGGCGCCGACCGTCCAGGCCTGGGAGCCGACCTTGGTGATGTCGAACACGCCGACGAGCGCGGTCTCGACGGGCTCGGCGAGGGCGGCGTCTCCGGCCGCGATGCCGAAGATCGAGCCGACGAGCAGCCCATCGCCGGACGCGACGGCATAAGGGGCGGTCAGGGTGATGGTGTTGCCGGGCTGGACGAAGTTTTTCATGGGGAGGGTCCTTTCGCAAAAGAGAAAGGGCGGCCGTTTGGCCGCCCGAGATGAGCAATTTACGGGTTTGCACTCAGGCTGCTGGCATGCGCCTGAGCAAGTCGTCGAAGAGATTCAGGAACTCCGGGTCATAAATCTCGTCGACGTGGTTGTTGTTCCAAAGACCGGACCTGCGGACCCGCTCCCGTCCGCTGTGGTTGCCAAGCCAGCTGGTGCTAGCCCGATCCGGCGAGGGTTCTCGGTAACCGCTCAGCAGGGCGATGCTGTTGCGTTCGATGACACCGCGCGCGCTATCAGATCCAGGCTCGTCCGGGACCTCTAGGAACAGGAGCGTCATGTCCCCAAGGTAATCGCTCACCCTGACTTCGTGCTCTCTTTCGAGATCACGCAGCTCTCGCGTGGCGGATGCGCCGCGTCCCCAGCTCTCGATGTTAAGCGATGCGTTGGAGTTGAGAATGGCCTCGCCGACCAGCAACCTGAAGATCGAACCTCGATGGTTGCCGCCAAGTGGATTGCTGGTGCCGCGGTGCTGGCCGAGCCGCTTCCAGAGCGTCGTGCGTGATCTTGAGACCAGCGCATGCGTACCAACCCGCACTACACGTTGCGGGGAAGAGTGGGTGTCTCGGTGTTCGCCGGACTCGAAGAAGAAATAGATCCCGCGCTGGGGCCAAGCCATCCGCCCGTGGCAATCACCCAATCGGCGCTGCCCGCCGATCCTGGCTTCCAGATCGTCGAGCAACGCATAGAAAGCTTCGAGGTCAGAGCGCCGCGGCATTATCCAGCCAGTTCAACTGTCGACCAATTGTCAGGCCGTCCATCGGCACCGTCACCTTCGGAAAACGCTTGCGTAGATATGACATGAGGTTCTCGCGGTACCTGTTCCCGGCCAGAACAACGACTTCGTCAGCATCGGGAAGGGTCGCATTCATCTGTTTCTGCACCTGCTTAGCCCAAGATCGCCTCTCGGGGGCCGACATGGTGTTTAGGGTCCGCTCGTATGGCTCGATCACTTTTTCAGGTGCGAGAAGCCCGTGCTCCGCCGACAGGATGAACCAAGCGTCGCCGCTGGCTTCGACGAGTGCACGCGCCTTTACGAACCACGCCGACGTGTAGAGGTCTGCCGCCGGCGTGGCTCTTGGTCTCTTCCCCGCCACGCAGGAAACGAGAAGAACGCGGCTCATTGTGCTTATGCCTCCGAATGAATTCCTCGGAAGTCTATGCGATGACCACGTATATGAGAAGAAACACGTTCCCGGCCTACGCGCCGGGGTTCTTGTAGAGGCCGCGCCAGTCGATGGCCTTGGCGCCGAAGTCGAGGCGGCACTTGATCTCGACGCCGTCGACGTCGAAGCCGTTGCGTGTCTCGATGTAGGCGCCCTGCTGGCCCTCGAGATAGGCGTACTCGATCGTGTCGATCTGGTTCGGGCTGGCCGCCAGATACCAGGCGGTCTCGCTGGCCGCGTCGAGCCGGGGCTCGCTGATCGGCGCCAGCGTGCGGATCGACTGCGGCACCACGCTGGACGTCGCGGCGGGCACAAGGTTCTGGGCGACAAGCTGCTCGGCCTTCAGTTCCAGCGAGGCGGGCACGATCAGGAAGGCGGGGCGGACGTTCAGCACCGTCTTCTTGTCGAGGCCCGTCTGCTTGGCCATGGCGGCGCGGGCCGCGCCGACACTGCTGACATCGAGCGCCGCGCCGGTACCCGCGAGGTTCTTGTGGGTGGTGTGGAACAGCGCATTGCCGTCGGCCATCGCCGGGTTGGCGGTGATGATGCCCCAGACCACGTCCGACTCCAGCTGCGCGATGGAGTTGCCGTACATCGCCGGGATGCGGGTGAAGGCGTCGAGATCGTCGTTGATCAGCGTCTGGCGGGTGATCGCGACCACCCGGCCATAGGTCTTGACCTTGTAGCTCTCCTTGCTCTCGCCGAGCGTGCCGCGCTTGAACTCGCCGCTCTCGCCGACCTCGAGCAGTTGCGGCGCTTCGCCGAGCTGGACGCGGTGCATGGCCTTGAAGTCGGTGGCCAGCACCTGGCGGCAGAACAGCATGAACGTGCGGGGATAAGCTTCGTAGGCCTGCCGCAGGGTCTTGTTGGTGACGGCCGACAGGATCTCGGGGAAGTCCGAGGTGGAATGCAGCGCCCGCGTCGCCACCTCGTCGCGCGAGAGGCCCCGCGTGTTGACCCCGGCGTTGCCGAGGCTTTCCCGGGCGAGCTCCAGCAGCGTCATGCCGCGATACTGGCGGGCGGCATCCTCCAATTGGAACAGCGTCGGGCTGTAGCGGTGCAGCAGCGCGTTGGCCACCGCGTCGCGGCGGGTGATGCGCTCGTCCCGGCCGCCGAGCGGGACGGAGACATGGCCGAAGGTCCGGGTCTCGTCGGATTTCGCCGCGACCTGATCGAGGATCAGGCGGCGGGACTCGTCGACGCTGACGCCGCGCTTGACCAGATCTTCGGCGAAGCCGCGCTCGAGGTTCAGCCGCCCGGCCAGATCGTAGATGGTGGAGACGCGGTCGCGCTCGGCCTCGCGGGCGCGGGTGGCGACCGCCTCCGTGTCGGGCGCAGGGATTGCCTGCGTCTTCGGCTGGGTGCGGGTTTCCACTGCGGCGACCTTCGGGTCGGGCGCAGCCGGTTTCGGCTCGGTCATGGGGGTGTCCTCGGTTTCGACCGGCTCGGTCGGCTGGGTGGTGGCGGGGGTTGCGGCGTCGCGCGCCGGGGTCTGGGTCTTGTCCGTCATCGGGGATGCTCCTTGCAGTGTGGGGGCGTCCCGGCGGTGAAGGACGCAGTCGTGAAGGGGATGCTGGGCGCGGAAGCCTGCGGCGGGGTCGGCGCCGACCGCGACGGCGGAAACCTCGAACGGAGTCCAGTCCACCGCGCGCCAAAGCTCGCGGGCGGCCTCGGGTTTCGAGACCTCGAAGCGGTGGACCTGGTAGCCGATGGAGACGGCACGGATGTGCCC